CGCTGCCCAGGATCTTCTTAGGTCCGGTGCGGCTAGACCTGTCCCTCTTGGGGTTTACCTCGTGGGTGCCTCACAGACGGGCAAGTCTCATGTCATGGGAACAATCGTTGGCAACCTTTACCCGGAGACGTCCAATCCCGGGTACTTCAAGAACGCGAATGATGACTTTTACAGTGGCTACGTTGGTCAACCAGCTTTTTGCATGGATGACTATGGGACTGCCACTGGGCCTGCAGCCCAGAAAGTCAATGCTGAGGTTCTGACCCTGATATCTGGCACGCCGAAGCCTCTCAACATGGCTCGGCTCGAGGAAAAAGGTCGAGGGTTCTCTAGCCGCCTCTTCCTGGTGTCTAGCAATACCCCTATATTGAGTCGAACCCAGATCGCGGGTATCACGAATCCCACCGCTTTCAAGAACCGGTTCCCCTATTACGTAGTGGTGCGACCGCGAGCGGAGTTTCGCACGAAGAGCGGTTCTCTGGATCTTGATGCGGTTGCGGCGATGCCAGAGGCCGAACGTATCAGGTTTGCTCACACCGACTTTTGCCTTTATATGCTAAAAGACGGTGTTAGAGCACAGGCACCACTGGTCCTCACTCTTCCGGCCTTGTGTAATATGTTACGACAGGACCTGGCTCAGCGCAACCTCGCCTTTGACAAGAGCGTGGAGGCGTTGCAAGGGTTCAACGATTTCATGGGACCGAATGTTGGAGTACCAGAGATCGACCCCAATGTGCAACGACAGAGTTCGCCTGGTGACTCTGGTTGGCACACGGTTGGCCCTCGCCGTAGGGACAACCGCGATCGCGGAGATCGCCGTCCAAGACGGCGCCAACGAGGACGCAGAGGTAGAAAGGAGAGGTTGCTAGTCCCGTCCCCTGGACCTTCCAGTGGGGCTTCGAGCGACTCCAGTCTCTCCAGTGCGTCCCAGCACTGGCAGAATTTCAGGCCTTTTGGGAAACCCCTCTCTGTGGACCTGGATGCCCTTGATTCCTCTGATCGTGAAGAGGTGATCACGGCATGGAATGCGGATGGCATCAATGAGGCCGTCTTGATTCAGGCTCATGAGGACTTCGTCTCTGAAGAGCTGAAGAAGCTCAACGCCAAGGAGGATGAGAGGCGGAGCCGCCTTGTTATGGGGTGGCTGGCCGTTTCCAGGTCTTTCCGTGACCGGACTGGCATCCGTCTCCACATGTTCCTAGGCTTCCTCACCGCTTTCGCAACGCTAGCTGGTGTCGGTTATGCCATCTATCGTGCTACGAACGATGATGAAACCCCTGCGAAGGAGGAGAAATGGGAGAATCCCGTGGCCCGGAGTTGGTCCGAGCTCCTCTCCGGAGTCGAGGCCCAGTCTGGAGAGGCGCGTGATGTCACGTACGCGATGGGAGGCGCCCGTGGGTACACCAAGACCCGCGTGAAGCATGCGAAGAAGAACGCACGGCTGAACAAGATCCCAG